CCGCTTGTCATTGCCAGTGACTACCCGAAGATTTGGGGCGATACTAAGTACCGCACTATTATGACAGGTCACATTCACCACGACATACAGCGTGAATTTGCAGGGATAATGATTGAAAGTTTTGGCATACTCGCGCCAAAGGACGCATACGCAAGTGACGGGGGATACCGAGCCAAGCAGACGATGAAGGCTATTTACTTTCATTCAGAATTTGGTGAGATTGGAAGAAACATTGTGAACCCTGCAATATTAGGGATTTAAAAAGGAGAAAAACAAAATGACAATGAGTAAAGATATCATATCTAAAATGATCTTGGACGACGTAAACTATAAAACATTACGTCATATGGTCTGTAAGTTTATGTCTGTAAGCGAAGAACAAATAAAGAATGTAGTTCGGGGTACACAGGAGAATAAAAATATTTATATTTTAACCGCATATGTTTTAGGACTTAACAAATATGTACCTAAAGACTTTGACCCGACTAAGTTAAATTCCCCGAAAAGAAAACCAAAACTAAAAGTTAAAAAACCGATACCGCTTTACAAACAAAACTTTCAAGAAAGAATCGAAAATAAAGCTTTAATCAATAAAATAACTGACGGTGTTGGATCAGTTTTAAAAGTATCGGAAATACTAAATTGTACTTACTCTACAGTTCTATCTTGGAAAAGGGTAAGGAAAGATGACTGCGTTTACATACCACCAAAATATATTATACCTGTCATAAAGTTATGTGAAGAGTATGACATAGATATAGATGAGTATGACCTCACAAGTATGTTACCAACCCAAAAGAAGAAATTGTTTTCTGACATAAAAGACAACAAGAGTATGACGTAATGGATTTAATAACTTTAGATTTCGAAACTTATTACGATAACAAGTATTCTCTAAAAAAACTTACTATGGAAGAGTATATTAGAGATCCTAAATTTCAAGTAAAAGGAGTAGGTATAAAAGTAAACAATGAAAAAACGGAGTGGGCTAGTGGATCAAAAAAAGAAATACAAAAATACTTACAGGGATTTGATTGGCAAAATTCTATGGTTGTTGCCCACAATACTTTGTTTGATGGGGCTATTCTTAATTGGTGTTATGGTATTGATCCTCGCGTTCTTGTTGATACTTTGTGTATGTCTAGGGCGTTGCATGGCGTGGCTACCTCAGCGAGTTTACAGGCTCTAGCCGAAAGATATGGTATAGGAGAAAAAGGAACTGAAGTAGTCGAAGCGGAAGGTAAAAGAAGGTCAGATTTTACAGAAGAAGAACTGTCGAGGTATGGTGACTATTGTATAAATGATGTTGAGCTAACTTATAAACTGTTCAGTATATTTATCGCGGAAGGATTTCCTAAACAAGAATTAAGAGTTATTGATATGACACTTAGAATGTTTACAAATCCGACACTAGAAGTAGATAGCGATCTTCTACATAAACATCTTATGACAATAAAAAAGAATAAAGAAAACCTACTTATCTCTTCTGGTATACACAAAGATGATTTAATGTCGAACCAAAAATTTGCACGGGTGTTAGAAACTTTTGGTGTTGAACCCCCTAAAAAAATAAGTCCTACTACGGGTAAAGAAACTTTTGCCTTTGCTAAATCAGATGAACAATTTATTAAGTTATTAGAACACCCTAACGAGAAAGTAAAAAAGCTTGTTGATGCTAGGTTAGGGATAAAAAGTACTCTAGAAGAAACTCGTACTCAAAGGTTTATAGATATTGGTAGTCGGGGAAAGCTACCTATACCTGTACGTTATTATGCGGCACACACAGGACGGTGGGGCGGCGATGATAAAATAAACATACAGAACCTACCCAGTAGAGGACCGAACGCCAAGAAATTAAAGAGTAGTATACTAGCACCAGAAGGATATAAGTTAATAGACGCCGATAGTTCTCAAATTGAAGCTAGAGTTCTATCTTGGTTCGCAGGACAGGACGATCTGACAAACTCGTTTGCCAGAGGGGAAGATGTATATAAGAAGATGGCTTCTATTATATATAGTGTATCTGAAGAGGACGTCACTAAAGAACAGAGGTTTGTTGGTAAGACTACTATTCTTGGTGCAGGGTACGGTATGGGGTCTATAAAATTCCAAGCTCAGTTAAAGAATTACGGTTTCGATATGGATATAGATGAAGCTAGGAGAGTTATTAATATATATCGCGAAACAAATTGGAAGATAAACCAGTTATGGAGAGATTGCCAGAACATGCTACGTTATATGGTTAACGGCGATAATTATAATATAGCAACCCATTTAGAAGGAGTAGTTCAAGTAATACCGAAAGATAAAGCTATTCTTTTACCCTCTAATTTATTGTTGAGGTACGACAATTTAAAAGCCCAACCCACTGATAAAGGAGCGGAGTACATGTACAAAACTCGTATGGGATATATTAAAATATACGGCGGTAAAGTTGTTGAAAACTTGTGTCAGGCATTGGCTCGTTGTATAATAGCGGAACAAATGTTACAAATACGTAAGAAATATACCATAGGTTTAACAGTACACGATTCTATTGTTGCTTGTGTTAAAGAAGAAGAAGTAGAAGAAGCCCAGAGATATATGGAAGCTTGTATGCGACAGACACCACCCTGGGCTAAAGGATTACCGTTAGATTGTGAAAGTGGTGTAGGTAAAAATTATGGAGAATGCGAATGAACGAAGAAACAACGGAGCGGTGTCGTGTATGTCTAGAGCACAAAACCCTAGACCAGATGAAGAAGCGGCTCGGGAGACATAACGGGGTCGATACCCTTTGTAAACCATGTCGTAGAGAGAAAGAATATTTTAGGGTTCATGGTGTAGAACGCCCTAAAGACTTGACACTTGTATTCAAAACAATCGCAGGGGCGAAACACAAACGGTGTTCTATATGTTCCGAATATAAAACATACGATATTTTTGGTAAGAGCAAGAAAAACCAAGAAGGAATCACATCGGAATGCAAACCGTGCCGTAATGAGGTAAAAAAACAATACCGACTAAAGAATGCCAACCACGTAAGGCAATTATCCAAAGAGTGGATAAAAAACAACTACGGGAAAAACAAAATAGCAGACAAAATGAGAGGAGAAAAATATAGAAAAACAGGAAAATTTAAGACACGAACGAAGCTCGAAAGAGTTAACTTAGGTGACGGGTATGTACGAAATACCCTTGCATCAAGAAGTCCCATGAAGGGATCGGAGTTCCCACAAGAAATGGTTGAAACATACCGAGAATTAATGAAACTAAGAAAATTTATGAAGGAAAACACGATATGAAAAACGTTGTAGAACTAAGAGAAGAACTCGCTAAAGTTTTTACTAACCTTTCAAACGGAAAGGTACAGCACAAAGATGCGGCTGAAATGGCAAACCTAGCAGGTAAAATGATAAACTCAGCGAAAGTACAACTGGAGTACCACGCGCTACGTAAAGACACACCGAACATAAAGTTTTTGCATGTAGCGGAAAAAGTGTAAAGGTGAATAAAATACTGTATTTAACTTCTTTGGTAGTTTTGTTTAGCTCAACTTTAGCGATAGCACCTACCAAAGAAGAAATATTTGTATGCGAAGACTGCATACAGTATTATCCCAAACACTGGGAAGAAGATGGTTTCCCACCTATATTAATGATAAGGAATTAAAATGAACGACTTACATAAAAATATTACAGAACTTAATGGGATGGACAAAATACATAGGGAAAGATGGAATAAATTACGTCTTGTCATAGCCGATTTCGGTACAGAAGAAGAGTTAAAGTGTATAGATGATAACAACGAAATATTCTACAAAGTATTTACTCAAGGATATTCTGATGGTTTTTCTTGTGGAATAGAGTACTTATCAGAACAACTAAAAGAATTAGAAAAATTAGATGACTTGAACTATGAAGATTTTGGGACGATGCAATGAGTGTAGCTCCTTGGTCTTTTAGTAAGATAAAAGCATTCGAACAATGCCCCAAGCAATTCTATCATGAGAAGATACTAAAAGAATTTCCATTTGTTGAAACTGCGGCAACCAGATACGGTACAGAGTTCCATACTGCGGCAGAGGAATACGTTAGAGATGGTAAGCCTTTAGAAGATAGATTTACTTTTGCGCTAGATATGTTAGAATCATTAAAAGCTAAAAAAGGTAATAAGATACCTGAGCAAAAGATGGGTCTTACCGAAAACCTAGAGCCTTGTAGTTTCTTTTCTGAGGATGTTTGGTTTCGGGGTATAGCAGATCTAATTATACTAGACGGTGACTTAGCTTGGGTGATTGATTACAAGACAGGTAAGAACTCAAAATATGCAGACAAAGGTCAACTAGAGTTAATGGCTCTGACTGTTTTCGCACATTACCCTCAAGTAAAAACAATACGTGGTGGGTTATTATTTGTCGTAAGTAAAGACTTGATAAAAGATAGCTATACTGAGTTTGATAAAACTAAACTCTGGAAAAAATGGTTAGGTAAATACGAGCTAATGAAAACTGCTAGTGAAGCCAATGTATGGAATCCGAAACCTAGTGGACTATGTAAAAGACATTGTCCTGTAACTTCTTGTCCTCATAATGGAGATTATTAATGCCATATAAAAACAAACCAAGACCTTATAAAAAAGAATACCAACAACAGAAAGCTAGGGATGAGAAAAAAGCTCGTTCTGAGCGACAACGTGCCAGAAGAAAAATGGACAAGAATGGTAAAGACGCTAACAAAAATGGAGTAGCTGACAAACGCGAAGGCAAAGATATCGCACATAAAAAGCCTCTATCTAGGGGCGGTAAAAATTCAGATGGCGTCACAGTACAAAGCCGAAAGAAAAATCGTGCGGCTGGTGGGGCAATGAGTAAGCCTCCTAAGAAGAGAGTCGCCGCCAAGAAGAAAACTAAGAAAAGAGTTAGAAAAGCCTAAGTAATATATCGGAGAACAATGTGGAAATCTTAGACAACAAATCTTTATTGTTGCGACTACGCAATCCTGAGAAGGTAGCGGCTACACTAAACAAATGCAAAAAAATTTCTGATAACGAAGTTATTGTTAACTGGGGTATTGATGAAGTTCACACACTTAAAGAACTTAATATCAAAGTACCATCGCCTATCGAAGGACAATACTCGTGGACAGGTCAGTATAAACCTTTTGACCACCAGAAAGTAACAAGTGCGTTTTTAACTATGCACAAGAGAAGTTTTTGTTTTAACGAGCAAGGTACAGGTAAAACAGCTTCAGCTATATGGGCTTCTGACTTTCTACTTTCAAAGGGAGTGATTAATCGTGTGTTAGTTGTTTGTCCTTTATCGATTATGGATTCGGCGTGGAGAGAAGATCTATTCTCTTTTGCTATGCACCGTACTGTGGACGTAGCTTATGGACAAAAAGAAAAACGTAAGAAGATAATTAACCAAGGTGCTGAATACGTAATAATAAACTATGATGGAGTGGAAACCGTATTCGATGAGATAAGCAAGGGCGGCTTTGATTGTATAATCATAGATGAGGCAACTCATTACAAGAACGCGCAAACCAAAAGGTGGAAAACTTTAAAGAAACTTGTTAACGAAGATACTTGGTTATGGTTAATGACAGGAACTCCTGCGGCTCAGTCCCCCCTAGATGCTTACGGACTAGCTAAACTAGTAAACCCAAATAATGTACCAAGGTTTTTTGGGTCTTGGAGAGACTGCGTAATGCACAAGATTACTCAGTTTAAATGGATACCCAAACCTAGTTCAACCGAAACAGTTTACAATGCACTACAACCTGCTATACGGTTCACCAAGGAAGAATGCCTTGATTTACCAGACATGGTTTATTTGAAAAGAGAAATAAAACTTACTAGGCAACAAGATAAATACTACAAACTCCTAAAGAAAAATATGATTATGGAAGCTTCTGGAGAGGAAGTAACTTCTGTAAATGCGGCAATAAATATGAATAAGCTATTGCAGATATCTTCTGGCGCTGTGTACACCGATAACGGTGAAAGTTTAGAGTTTGATATATCAAACAGATACAAAGTATTACGTGAAGCCATTGATGAGAGTTCCAAAAAAGTTTTAGTATTTGTACCATTTAAACACACTATCGATATTATCACAGATAAGTTAAGGAAAGATGGTATCAAAACAGAGATTATTAGAGGAGATGTATCAGCATCAAAACGTACAGATATATTTAAACGATTTCAGACAACGGACGAACCTAGAGTTCTTGTTATACAACCTCAAGCGGCGGCACACGGTGTTACTTTAACGGCGGCTAATACAGTAGTTTGGTGGGGTCCGACAAGTTCTTTAGAAACATATGCACAAGCTAACGCTCGTGTTCATAGATCAGGACAAGATCATAAGTGTACTGTGGTTCAGTTGCAAGGTTCTCCCGCTGAGAAGCGGATATACTCGTTGCTAGATAGCAGAATAGACGTACACACACGTATGATAGATTTATATAAAGAAATACTTGACTAAGTTACTATATGATAGTATATTAACATTACTAACAGCATAAAGGAGAGATAAATATGGCTGAAGTAAATGAGGGGTTAGCACAAAAGCTAACTCGCGTATATGTAAAAATTCGCGAAGAAAAATCTAAAATAACTTCCGAATACAATAAAAAACTAGACGATCTTAACGAGCAAATCGATAAGGTAAAACATGCTTTACTTGACTACTGCGAAGAACACGGAGTAGACAGCGTGAAGACATCTGAAGGGATGTTCTACAGATCAGTAAAAAGACGTTATTGGACAAGTGATTGGGAAGCCATGCACAAATTCATTCTTGAGAATGAAGTCCCTGAGTTTATGGAAAAACGTCTTAACCAAACTATCGTAAAAACATTTTTAGAAGAGAACCCTGAAATCGCACCGCAAGGATTAAATGTGAATTCAGAATACATAATTTCAGTTAGGAAAAAGAAATGACGTACCCCCTTGTTAATTTAGAAGACTTATCTAAAAACTTATCTGTTCACACATCTACGTTAAGAGGATGGATAAAAAAAGGTATTATACCTAAACATACTTATATATCAGTCGGAACATGTCGCCGCTTTAATTTAGAAGCAGTAATAGATTCTTTGACTGATGCGAAAGAAACTGTAACCGAAAACGAATCAACTGAAGATAATTTACAAACACAGCTTGATTTTAATTCAGACCCATTCACTGATATGATTAGTGAATTAGATAAAGACATATAGAGGAAACACGAAATGTCAGATTTAACATTATTTGAAAACCAAAAACCTTTAAGTAGTGAGTTAGCGAAATCATTAGAAGATGTAAATGCTAATTTACTAAGTGGTGCTTCAACAGAAACAAGACGACGTATTAGTTTGAACGGCGGTAAATTTAGACAGTTTATCAATGGAGAACAAGTTAACGTCAGTAAAGAAGACAATTTGAATGTTATCATTGTCAACGCCGCACCGATATCACGTACATATTATTCTGGTGTGTACGATCCTAGTAATCCTGCTCCACCTAAATGTTGGTCACATAATACTACTACTCCTGCACCAGAAGTAAGTGACGGTAAACAAGCATCACGTTGTATGGATTGCCCCCAAAATATTAAAGGATCTGGACAGGGTGAAAGTAGAGCATGTAGATTTGCACAACGTCTCGCTGTTGTTTTAGAGGGTGACTTAGATAAAGTGTATCAACTACAGTTACCTGCCACTTCTATATTTGGTGACGGTAAAGATGGTAATATGCCTATGCAATCTTACGCGAAGTTTTTAAATGCTCATAGTACTGCCGCATTATCTATCGTTACTAATATTCGTTTCGATGAAAATAGTAGTACACCGAAGTTATTTTTTAAAGCGGTAAGACCTCTAGAAGAGGACGAACTTAAAAAAGTTCTTGAAATTAAAGATAATCCTGATACCCTTAAAGCAATAACTCTAACCGTGGCACAAACGGACGGTGTTAAAGAAACTCAAGAAGTTACTAAAGAGGAAAGACCTAAACAAAAACCTTTGTTTGAGTCCGAAGAGGAAACCGCGATTGAAGAACCTAAAAAGGTCGCTAAAAAGAAAGCCGCTCCTCCAAAAGTTAAAGAAGACTTATCCTCAATAATTGATGATTGGGACGACTAACACTTACTGAAGTTTCAGTTAGATTTAATAATAAATACGATCCCCTTATCGGGGGTCGTGTGAGGAGTTACTTACTTACATAGAAAGAGAGACTATGAGAAATAAATTCTTAGATACAGTACTTAGTAGTGAGGGCTACTATTGCTTATTTAGCGCAAAACCTTCAGAAAATAAATTAAAACAATACTTCTTCGAATCGGTTAACGACTTATGCGTTCAAGCAGATGAGTCCAATACGCGGGGGTATGACGTATATTTTGCTTTGGCTACGTTTGAAGAAAAAGGGTCACGTAAAGTAGACAATATAAAAAACCTACGCTCATTCTTTTTAGATTTAGATTGTGGCGAAGGTAAAGAGTTTACGTCTAAAGAACATGCAGTCAAACAGCTACAAACATTTTGTAGGAAATACAAACTACCTACTCCTCGTCTAGTTGACTCAGGTCGTGGTATACATGTGTATTGGTTTCTTACTGAAGATGTTCCCTATGACAAGTGGTTACCTGTAGCAGAGCAATTAAAAACATTATGTGCTATTAATAATTTTAAAGCGGATCCCGCTGTTACGTCTGACGGTGCGCGTATTCTAAGAATACCAAACACACACAATTATAAAACAGACCCTGCTTCACCTGTTACCGTACTAGGATTGAAAAGCGATTTCATCTCTGTTGATTTAGAAGATTTTACTAATCTACTTTTTGTAGATGGTATGAAACCAGTTACTAGGGCTTTGCAAGTACCACTAGAACATAACGCAACAATGCTTGCTTTAATGGGTAATCAGGAAAGTAATTTTAAAGACATACTTATACGTACACAAAACGGAAATGGATGCAAACAATTAGAAAATATTTTACATAACCAAGAAGATATTAGTGAACCTATGTGGAGAGCAGGTTTATCAGTGGCTAAATTCTGTACTGATGGTAAAAAAGCTATACATAAATTGTCTTGTGGACACCCAGAATATAGTGCCGACGAAACAGATAAAAAAGTTGGGCTTATTAAAGGACCGTATACGTGTGCAAAATTTGACGAATTTAATCCTGACGTTTGTCAAGATTGTCCTAATTGGGGTAAAATAAAATCTCCTATATCACTAGGAAGAAAATTAAAAGAAGCCGAAATAGATAGTGAGGGTAATTATGTAGAAGAGGAAAAAGAAGAAGTAGTAGTAGCCCCTTCTTTAACTTTACCTAATAACCCAGTAGGTTCTTATACTATACCAAAATACCCTAGTCCTTATGTAAGAGGTGCTAACGGTGGCGTATACATTAGAACAAAAGATGATGACGGAGAAGTAATAGAAGAATGTATATACCACAACGATATATACGTCCTTAAAAGAGTGAGAGACGCCGAAGCAGGGGAATCGGCAGTAATGCGATTGCACTTACCGATGGACGGTGTGCGTGAATTTACCTTACCTATGAGTGCAATTACATCGAAAGATGAATTTCGTAAAGCATTATCAGCGGAAGGTGTAGCAATAATGAGAATGGATAAACTTATGACATATACAACTAATTGGGTTAACGAATTACAGAATGTCTCTAAAGCTTCTGATGCCCACAGACACTTTGGTTGGGTTGACGAGAAAATGGATAGTTTCATTTTAGGAAACCAATTAATTACCGCAGATTCTATCGAATTTAACCCACCATCAAACGCAACAGTATCGTTATTCCCTGCGTTTGAACCACGAGGAACACTTGACCAATGGAAAGAAACTATATCTTTCTGGGAAGATGAAAAATTTGTACTACAACAATTCGGTTTAGGTATGGGATTCGGTAGTCCTCTTATGGAGTTTACTAATGTAAATTGTGGTACAGTTTGTTTCCACAGTAAAGATTCTGGGCTTGGTAAAACCGCTATACAGATAGCACATGCAGGGATATGGGGCGATCCAGAAGAACTACTAATGACGAAGGGAGACACACAAAACTTTCGTATGAATCGCTCTGAAGTTTACCATAGTTTACCTGTGGCGATTGATGAAATAACAAATATGAGTCCTCAACACTTGTCTGAACTTGTATACCAAAATACAAGTGGGCAACAAAAGGGACGTATGTCAGCTAGTTCTAACGTAGAAAGAAAACGGACAAACAAAAGATGGAGTTTGCTATGCTCTATGACATCTAACACAAGTATAGTAGAACGTATAAGTATGGCAAAAGCAATGCCAAAAGCCGAAGCACAACGTGTCTTAGAATGTAAAGTAGAACGGCTGTTTAATAAGCATGAAAATAAGCCTGAGACAGACAAGTTTGAGGAAGATATCATGCAGTATTACGGTACAGCAGGAGTCGCGTATATACAGTACGTTATGAAAAACAAAGAAGCATGTCGTAAAATTGTTAAGGACACACACAAAAAAATTGATATCGATGCAAAACTTACATCAGAAAACAGGTTCTGGTCTGCTACGGTTTCGGCAACCCTTGCAGGATTGATTATTGCTAAACAGGCAGGGTTACATAATTATGACGTGAATAAGATATATAACTGGGTTGTGAAAGATCTTTTAGAAAGCAACAAGTCCTCCGCTAACCAAATGAACAACACAGTGTTTGATATAATGAATGATTTCTTCACCGAAAACATTAGCTATATTTTACAAATTAAAAGCGATACCGATAACAGATCGCAACAAGGCAACGGACTAGATACTTTGGTTATACCTGAACAAGTAGCTCGTGGTAAATTGATAGCCCGATATGAAACTGATACCAAGTTATTCTTTGTTAAACCAAAAGACTTAAAGCAGTGGTGTGGAGAACTTCAAATAAACTACGCTCACTTAATAAGCGAGATAAAAGAACATTGCGAAGGTAAAAATAAAAAAGTTAGATTGGCTAAAGGCACACATCTCCAACTGCCACCATCTAATGTTATTGTTATGAGATTTGATTTAGATGAAGACGATAAAGAAACTAAAAGCATTTAAAGAAGACGATTTGTACCCAGATGGAGTTCAAGTAGTCGTGCATTGGGATAATATGGAGATAGGAATGTCTGTTTTTATACCTTGCATAAACACTCAAAAAGCTGTCACACAAGCAAAAAAGGTGTTTAAGAATCGAAAATGGCAAATAAAACACAAAATAAAAATAGAAAATAGTAAATTAGGTATTCGAATATGGAGAACTTTGTGATAAAATAATCTCGACTGGCGTTTTTTCCCCTCATTGTACGTCAGTCGTTCTCCATGCCCCTCTTCTGA